GCACTATGTGTGGACTGAATTGATCCGCTAATCCGCAACTTGTCACCTGGTGTGAGTTGAGGCAGATCACTTGGTTCATTACCTGGAACACCCTGATCAGTTTCCCATTCATAGCGTTTGCCAGATGCATGCAATGAAGGTGGTGCAACTACATAACCCCCTGCCCCACGCACATCAATTTTGCTTTTAGCATTTGCCGTGTTTCGCATATCAAGTTCAGGATTATCATTGAAATAAAAATGCATTCCCTTACTTGTAGCAACACGGCGTGGTGTGTGTGACACATTTGCTTTTACAAATTCAACTGCATCTGCACTATCAGCATCAACAACTGTGATATTGCCAGTGAGAATGCCAATATTTGCATTCGGCCATTGCAACCACCAAATTCTCAACTGATCATCATCAGCTGGATTGTTTTGATATTGTTTCCAGGCAATGCGGGGTGTCTTTGGCCACTGTTCAATGGCCTTTGTCATGTCACCACCTGCACGTTCTATACACAATGATGATGGTGGCGAACTTGGATCACCTAACGGGATCACGTTGTATCCGTATTCCCAAAGTTCAAGGGCATAATCAAGCATGTTTATTTTTGTGTCCGAGTTCACGAAAAATATCCCAAACAGGATGGATTTTGCATATGTTTACAATTCCTTACGTTTCACAGTTGCATAATGTGGTGTCCTTGCCCACACTCTGTGTTGTGGGTAGGTAAAAAAGCACATATACTGTGTATGTTTAATCTGCATAGATGTCTTCTAAGGTCACATGCCCTTTTGGATGATCCTTAGTTTTTTCAACTATATGCAGTGCAGTTTGTGTTTTAGGCTTTCGCTCTTTTAATCGCCAGGAATTAGCTGTTCTTTCTGGAACTTCAAAAAGCTTTGCCGCCGCCTGGTCACCGATAAGTTCTATAAATGTATGTAATTTCATGCAGCACAGACTAAACCACATAATGTGGTTTTCGCAACGCATAACAAAAAGATTTTTCATTTATTTTTGTTATGCATAAAAAGAAAAAGAAAGGCACACACAAGATGAATGACAAAAGCACTGCAAAAAAACCATATCTTGCAATGGCTAAAAGGATAAAAATTGCAAGGAATGCACTTAATAAATCACAGGTAGAAATTGCCGGTGAACTTGGCTGGACAACTAGCCGATATGGTATGTATGAATTAGGTGAGCGATCACCAAAGGCCAATGACATGGTAAACATGGCCAAGGTTTTGAAATCATCACCAAGTTTTTTGATGTTTGGTGATGATCCAAAAGAAGAATCTCAAACCATCAGCGAAGATCTTGATGATGATTTGATGATTGAATGTGTTGATTTTGTTTCAAAAGTTGCCCAGGAACAAGGGCTTGAAATAGGCAACATTGAAATCGGCCGCATGGCTGTTTTCTGTTATAGGAATGCAAAAATGGAGAATGAATTGCCAAAAAAGTCTTTTATTGAGCAGTTATTCAAGAGTTTTTGCACATGAAGTAAAACAGGGAGAGAAGGATTTTGAATATGCAAGAACAGATCAGCGCAAAGCAGTATGCACGCGCAATGCTAAAATCGGGGTATGGCACAAAAGAGTGGCACACCCTCCATGCGTTCAAGGTAGCAGCACTTGTAGCGGTCATTGCCGTTTCAAGTTTTGCAGCTGGTGTTGTCGCAACAACCACACTTTCACAAATTGACAATATCCAAAACGAAAAAATAACACAGATGATACAAGAACAGACCAGGCGCACGAAAGTGATCCCTGGTATGGGTGCAGCTGATTAACAAATAAAGTTTTATCGATCACCCCCCATAAATGAACACGCTACCTCCCCCTAGCGTGATTTTTTTCCATACTCTTATATAAGCAATTTTAAGCCAATAAACCCTTTCATCTTAAAAGATCACATTTTGTGATCTTTTTCCCGTTTCATTGTTGACCTAAACCACATTTTGTGGGTATTATCCTGCAGACAGTTAGAACAGGAAACCACAAAATGCTTGAATCTCTCACACCGTATTTATTGATCACCGGCACAATTTTCATTGTATTGATGATCGTTGCCCTCATTGTCTTTGTTTGCACTGCCAAGCATGTAGAAAGTGCAGAAGAATACCAAGACCATACACCAGGTTCTGATTTGGTTAAGCCAACAGAACGCATTGCAAGTTTTCGCCAGGGCATGTGTCACCCCTCACGCATTCATTCATGCCCTATGGCGATCCCACGATTCACTTTTAAATTCTAATCAGGATAAACAAACGCATGAGCATAAAACTGATCAACACCGCACAGGCTGCAGTCAACCAGGGCATCAAAATGCTTGTGCACGGTTTAGCGGGTTCAGGAAAAACCACGCTGGCCAGCACGTTCAATGAACCCCCGTTGATCATATCTGCAGAAGCTGGCCTGCTCTCTTTGCGCAATTTTAATTTGCACGCAACAGAAGTGAAGACCATTGAAGATGTTGAAAAAGTTTACAACTACATAGCATATGAAGCTGATGGCACGGCATTCAAAAATATCATGCTGGATTCAATCACAGAAGTGGCAGAAAAAGTTTTAATTGCTGAACTATCAAACACGAAAGATGGCCGCAAAGCCTATGGCGAATTAGCAATTCGCATGATGGAACTTATGCGCAAGTTTCGTGACCTGCCAGAACGCAATGTGATCTTCACTGCTCAACAAGCAAAACAAAAAGATGAAGAAACCGGCACCATGATTTATGCCCCCCTCATGCCTGGCAATCAACTCACACAAAAAATTTCATATTTATTTGATGAAGTTTTTGCCTTGCGTGTAGTTAAAGAGCAAGACGGATCCACAACACGCTGGTTGCAAACATCACGTTGCATTCAGTATGACGCAAAAGATCGTTCAGGTTCATTGGATCAATTTGAGCCACCGCACCTGGGCAATATTATCAATAAAATTCTAGCAACCAATTGAGGAAAAAAGAAAATGGCACAAATAGAAATTGACGTTTCAGGAGTTGAGCAAAGCGAAGGTTTTGCCCCTGTTCCTGCAGGTGACTACATTGCCCACATTGAAGCATCAGAAATCAAACCAACCAAAGCAAACACAGGTCACTATTTACAACTTGAATTTGTAATTGATGATCGTGTTGAAGGTACACCAGACACTGGCATGCGTGTTGCTGGTCGCAAAGTTTGGGATCGTTTGAACCTTTGGAACCCTAGCAGTGAAGCAGTCAGCATTGCACAGAAAGATCTTTCTGCAATTGGGCATTCTGTTGGTGTAACCATGATCAATGACAGTGAACAACTGCACAACAAACCTATCAAGATCACCATTGGAATTGATGGCACTAACAATGAGATCAAAGCATATGCAGTTGCACCTGGAATGGCAGCACCAACACCTGCAGGTGCACCACCAATAAATGCTGCACCACCAGGTTCACCACCTGCACAGCAACAGGCACCTGCACAACAAGCTGCACCGGCTGCACCTGGTGGTTCTGTTCCTCCATTTGCGAACCAATAATAAGAAGATGCAAAAGGCTTTTTTATTTTTGGAAAATACGCCTAGTGGCACAGGGTGGCAAATTCGCCCTGTGCTTTGGGCACAACCCAATTTGTTCACCATTCCACTGTTGCTGGAACCGACACCGGAAATATTGGAATGGTTATCAAAATATGAATGCCCAAAATTTACTTTTGGGATTGATGGCAAAACCAATTGCATGCAGATGCAAAGAAAACTTGGTTATTGGCCAGAACCGATCCTTGTTGATATTCAAGGATCTGACACATTCAATTTTAATGATCATATACCTTTTTGAAATTTGGGGGGCACTACTCCTTAAATGTACCAACCAGCCTGGTGCATCACAGGGTTGAATGTCACGTTGCAGTTGCCCGTGAGTTTTTACACAACTGCAGCAAGTGATCAAAGCGGGTGCCCTTAAATATGAGCCGCATAATTCAACCAAGCTGGAAAATTCAAACAGTTAAAAGGAACACACCAATGGTTGCAATAGTAATGATGAAAGATCCAACACTCGAAGCAGTGAACAAAGCTATTGAGCAAGATCCAACGCTTGCATCTGATCAGCCTCACATCAAAAAAATGCTTGAAGATAGACAGCGTTTTTATTTGGGTGCATCAACCATTGGTGATCCGTGTTCCAGAAAATTATTTTATAGATTTAGATTTGCATTAAAACCAAAGTTTTCTGCAGATACCCGCTGCAACTTTGCTGATGGCTTTACAGGCGAAGATCTCCAGGCATCAAAATTGAAAGCATTGCCATTTATTAACCTGCACACCGTTGATGCAAAAACAGGTGAACAGTTTGGTTTCACAGATATTGGTGGCCATTTATCAGGTCACTATGATGGCGCAATCCAAGGTTTGTTGCAGGCACCAAAAGCCTGGCACGTTTGGGAACATAAGCAAGTGAACGAAAAGAAACAAAGCCAACTTGAAAGGCTTGTTTGTGAAAATGAAAAAAATGCATTGGAAAAGTGGGATCAAACCTACCACGGCCAAGCAGTGATCTACATGAAAAAAACAGGATTAAAACGTCACTATTTAACATGTGCCAGCCCTGGTGGCCGTAGAACGATCAGCTGCAGAACGCATGCAGACAATGATGCAGCGCAAAAAATACTGGACAAGGCAAAATACATCATCACAACAAATGAGTTGCCAGATCGTGTGAGTGAAAACCCTGACTATTACATGTGCAGTGAAAGCAGTGACATGTGGTGTGAGTTTTCAGATCTTTGTCACAACCACAAAGCACCAGAAGTGAATTGCAGAACATGTGCACACAGTTCACCAGTGCTTGAAGGAAACGGCACCTGGAACTGCGATCAATATGGTTGCGAGATTAACCAGGAACAGCAATTGATGGGTTGCCAAGATCATTTGTTTCACCCTGGTTTCATTAGTCACAGTCACATTGTTGATACTGATCCCGACAAAATCAAAAAATGGGTTGAATATAAAAACAACGAAACTGGAAAAACATTTTTCAATGTAACCAAAGACCAGGTGCGCGATCAACCTAATATGTTTTACAGCAACGAACTAAACAGTTTGGATCCAAGCCTCATACATGATCCCGCATTTAATGAATCGCGGAACACTTTTAATGCACTAAGCAAAAGGGAAATAAAAATGGAAGTTATCAGCAAAAAAGATTTGGGTGCCGCCTTT